ATCCACCGCCCTGATCGAGCGCGACATCCAAAACCAGGCGCTGCTGAACCTGGCCAACATCACCAACAACCCACGCTACGCGCCGCTCCTCAAAGAGCGCGCCGAGCTGGCCGCCATCCTCAAGGCTTTCAAGGTCAACCCTGACGAGCTGATGAAGACCGAAGAGCAAGTCGAGCAGGACGCGGCAGCCATGGCAGAGCAGGGCGCCCCGCAAGACCCCCGTTTGGCAGTGGCTGAGATGAACATGCAGACCAAGCAAATGGACATCGAGGCGCGCAAGGAGGCGCTGCAAATCCAAGCTCAGATCGCAGCCCAGGACAGCCAGGTCAAGCAAGGGAACACCGCCTACCAGATCGAGCGCGAGCGCTCCGAGTCCGAGCAGATGATGGTGGACCGGCAGTTTGACCGCGAGATCACCATCGCCAAGATGGAGCAGGACGGCCAGATGACCCGTGAGGAGATGCAGCGCCGGGAGCGCCTCAAGCTGATCGAGCTGGACTCCAAACGCCAGTTGTTCAATGCGGAGGCAGCGCTGCGGATAAATACCGGCGCTGGCATTTAAGAAAAGATCTTGCACGGAAAATCACAATGCTGTAGTATTCGTTCCGGGTCAGTGCCTTTTGCAGTTGCCGACCCCCTCTAGTTTCAAAGGGCGCCCCTTATCCGGGCGCCCTTTCTTTTTTCCGAATCGAAATGCGCGCTGAAGACTTCCGCACCCCCGCCTGGAAGCGGCTCTCGCAGTACGTCGAAGACCGAATCGACGAGCTACGAGAGCTGAACGACACCCCGTCGCTCGGCATTGAGAAAACAGCTCAGATCCGTGGGGGGATCTCCGAGCTGAAAAAGATTCTGGCCCTTGCCGATGAGGCGAGCGCCGGTCCCGCAGTCGACCCTGAAGAACTTATCAGCGTCGGCGACCCCGGTCAGCGATGACCAAAAAGAGAGACGACCCCAAAATGCAAACAGCACAGGAAACTATCAACCCGAAAGACGAAGCGAAAAAGATCTGGGACCAGTTGGAAGCAGAGGACGCCAGCCAAGCGCTGTCGTCTGACGAGTCCGCCGGTTCACATGCAGACCTATCCGCTCAGGCCAGTGCCGCCGCTCAAGCGCCCGCTTATCACAATGCTGATAAAGCCGACGCAACAAAGAGCGACGACGGTGCAGGCCCATCGAGCGAGCAGGCGATGCTGGACAAGATCACCGGACTTGAATCCATGTTGGGTCAGGTCACGAGTCGTCTGAGAAATGCCGAAGGTCACATCGGCGGCTTGAACAGTCAGTTGAAGCAACAGCATCAACTGGCAGGCCAGGTCGCTGCGCGCGGAGGTGAAGCCCCAAGCGCCGGAGAAATCCGAGCCGCCCAAGGAAGCGCCAAGGCGATGGAGTCCCTCAAACGCGACTACCCCGAATTCGCAGAGGCGATGGAAGCTGCGCTGAACGAGCAACTGCAGGCGATGAAGGCAGCGATGCCTTCGCAAGTCCAGCAGCCAGGCGTGACGCCCGGTGAATTTGTCCGCTTGCGCAGTGAGATGGCAGTCGAAGTCCGGCATCCGGGTTGGCAGGATCGTGTGCAGACACCTGAGTTTGTAGGCTGGTTGCAACGTCAACCGCGCGAAGTGCAAATGCTTGCGGCGAGCGAAAGCCCGCGAGACGCAGTCCGACTCTTGGACTTGCATGGAGATGCCTCGAACACAGCAACGTCACAAAGAACGCAGCGACTTTCTGCTGCGGCGGCTATTCCTTCTGGCCGCTCTGGTGTGCAAGCGCGCACCAAGGCGGTTGAGGACATGTCGCCACAGGAGTACTGGAGCTATCTGGACCAACTTGACCGACAAAAAGGCAACTGATCATGCAAACCTATTCCCTTGTTCCTTCGCGGAACCTCATCATGGCCGAGCGCGAAATGCTCAAGCACGCCATGCCCATCAAAGTTCTGAGCACCTTCGGCACCCAGAAGCAGATCCCCCAGAACAAGACTGACACCGTGGTGTTCCGTCGCGCTCTGCCGATCGACGCTGGCGCCAACGGCGCACCGAGCATCAACACCAGCAACTACTTGATGCAAGAAGGCGTGACCCCTGGCTCGCGCACTATCACGTATCAAGACGTGCAGGTCACCCTGCAGCAGTACGGCGTGCTGATGAAGCTGTCCAGCAAAGCTGAAGCCATGTACGAGGATGACATCCCCGGCGACATGATCAAGCTGGTTGGCGAGCACATGGCCTCCATCGAGGAGTTGATCTCCTACGGTGTGGTCCGCGGCGGCACCAACGTGGTCTACGCCAACGGCGCCAGCCGCGCGGCCGTGAACACCGCCGTCACCATCAACAAGCTGCGTCAAGCTGCTCGCCAACTCGAAAGCGCTTTCGCCCAGATGGTCACCGAGAAGCTTGCTGCTTCGGTGAACTTCGGCACCAGTGCAGTTGAGCCTGGCTACTTGGTGTTCATCCACACCGACATGGAAGCTGACTTCCGCAACATCGCCAGCTTTGTGCCTGTCGCTAAATACGGCAGCCAGAAGCCAGTGCATGAGCGCGAGATCGGCGCAGTCGAGCGCTTCCGCATCATCACCAGCCCGTACTTCCGTCCGTTCCTGTCGGCCGGCGGCACGATCACTGCTGGCACGTTCTTGTCTGCTGGTGGCACTTCGGGCACCACGGCTGACGTGTACCCGCTCATGGTGATCGCACAAGAAGCTTGGGGCCAGGTTGCACTGAAAGGCATGAGCGCCATTCAGCCAATCTACCTGCCTGCAAAGACCATTACTCATGCCAACCCCATGGGTCAGTTCGGCTATGTCGGAGCTAACTTCTACAAGAACGCTGTGCGACTGAACGAAAACTGGATGGTCCGCATCGAGGCTGCCTGCTCGGCCCTGTGATGACTCGGGGGCTTCGGCCCCCGTCTCCTACAACTTCTTTAAAGGATTCTGATCATGTCTGATTTTCAATCGCCCTCCACCGGCTTGACGCTGGCTCTTAACAGCGGCGCCTTGGCTGCTGGCACCACTGCCGGCACCGTCAAGACGACCGCAGCTATCAACTACATCGTTGATGGCGGCTTCGCCACGAAAGCAATCACCGACAACATGTCGATTGCCTACGCTGGCCCTTCCGTGTACCAAGCCCCTACGGGCGTGGGCTCGGTCAACGGCTCGTTCACTGGTAGCACTGGCGGCTCGACCCGTCTGTTCTTGCTGGGCCTGAACGCAGCCGGCGCCCTGAGCGTCGTGCCTGGCGCATTTGTGGACTCTGCTGACCTGGCCGCTGGCCGCGTTGCGCTGCAGTTCCCTGACGAGCCATTCGGCGTGTGCGTCATCGGCGCCCTGCGCGTTGCAGTGACTGCTGGCACGTCCTTCACGCCTGGTGCTACGGCCCTCGGCGCGACCGGCGTGACCTCCACGTTCCTGAACCTGGCCGATGTGCCTGCTAACCCGCTGACTGCTTAAGTCGGCACGGGGCTGCCTTCGGGTGGCCCCACCCCAATTACCAATACTTGGAGACCCAACCCATGACAGACAAGATCAACAGCTACGAGCGCAAACGCTCTATTGCTTCTGATGACGTGCAGATCGAAAAGCAGGTGACACCTGCCGCTGAAGCCTCGGCTTCCGGCGGCCACATCATCGACACCGACCGCGTGATCAGCACTGACGCAATCGACAGCGAAGCATTCATGCGCGACGAGCTGGAAGTCCACTTTAATGAGCCTGGCAACGAGAACGAAGCCGCCTTTGTTGAGGTCAACGTCAATGGCGATTACCGCATGGTTGTTCGCGGCAACACCGCAACGCTGCGCAGGTATCACGTTGCTGTATTGGCCCAGGCCAAGCAGTCGCGCGTGCGCCAGCGAAAGCTTGTCAATGCTGATGGCTCCATGGGTTTCCAAGAAGAGAACGTGCTGGCTCTGACCTACCCGTTCCAAGTCATGCACGACCCCAACCCAAAGCAGGGCGTGCCATGGCTGCGCCAGATTCTTTCTAACCCTGTCTGACGCCGACTAAAACATGAACTTCCTGCAGCTCGCCCAACGTCTACGCCAGGAGGCTGGTGCCTCTGGCGTCGGCCCGACCGCCGTGACCGGCCAGACGGGCGAGTCCCAGCGGCTGGTTGACTGGATCAACACCGCATGGATGGATATCCAGGGGCTGCACGATGTGTGGGGGTTCATGCGCAAAGAGTTTGAATTCCAGGCGCCAATCAACAGCGCGCAGACCACGCCACAAGAGGCTGGCCTGGACGACTTCCGTTACTGGCACCGCGACGAGATGCGCTGCTGGAAGTCGGCGCTGGGGATCACTGACGAGCAGTGGCTGGTCGAGTGGGAGTACGAAACCTTTCGCGACACGTACCGCTTTAACCAGAACCGGATTTTGGTGGGGCGCCCGATGGTGTTTGCTGTCGACCCCATGAACAAGGCCTTGATGTACGGCCCGCGGCTGGACGAGGAGTACACGATCGTTGGCGAATACCAGCGCGTGCCCAAAGCCCTGGTGGCCGCGGACGACGTGCCGGACCTGCAGCCTCACCAGCACATGATCATTGTGTACAAGGCGCTGGAGTACTACGGCATGTTCGAGTCAGCGGCTGAAGTCGTGACCCGCGCGACAAAGCAGTACACCGCTCTGAAGGCTCAGCTCGAACGCGAGCAGTTGCCCCAGGTCTATCTCGGCGATCCGATGGCCTGACAAGCATGGCAGGCATGAACTTTCCCCCTGTTAAGTACGAGCTGGTGCGCCTGCAGGGCGGACTGGATCAGGTCACGCCAACGCTGTCGCTGGCCTCGGGCATTGCTCGGCGTGCTGCCAACTTCGAGTGCTCCATCAATGGCGGCTACACCCGCATCGCTGGCTACGAGCGCTTTGATGGCAAGCCCAGTCCGTCGGCTGCAATCTACAACCTGTTTCTCTGCACGCTCACAGGCCCGGTGGCCGTCGGTGATGAGATCGCCGGCATGTCCACTGGTGCTGTTGGCAAAGTCATCTTGGTCGAGGGCGGCTCTGTCGTTGTCACGCGCGAGGTCGGCACCTTCATTGCATCCGAAGGGATTGCAGTCACGGGCGGCCAAGTCGGCACGATCGACGAGATCCTGGGCATTGCGGTCGATGGCCTGCAGGACGTCACGTATGCCGCCCTGGCTGCCAACGAATACCGCGGCGACATCGGCCAAGTGCCTGGCTCCGGCCCAGTGCGCGGCGTGTCCTACTTCAAGGACACCGTCTACGCCTGGCGCAACAACGAGGCCGGCACTGCGCTCAAGATGTACGAGAGTTCCCCCGCCGGCTGGGTAGAGCTGGACCTGGGCGTGACCCTGGCACCAGGCGGCAGAGTCGTCACCGTTATCGGTAACGTCTTCGGCGGCCCAAGCGGCAAGCGCATGTATGGCGCCGATGGCGCAAACAAAGGCTTCGAGTTCGACGGCGAGAACTATGTGCAGATCACCACCGGCATGGGGGTGGACACGCCCAGTCAAGTGGCGGTGCATAAGTCGCACCTGTTCTTCAGCTTTGGTGCTTCGCTGCAGTTCTCGGGTATCGCTGATGCGTACGTCTGGAGCCCAGTAGTGGGCGCTGGCGAGCTGGCCATGACGGACGTCATCACCAACCTCATCCAGTTGCCTGGTGACCAGAGCAGCGGCGCCTTGGGTGTGTACACGCGCAGCGACACCTCGATCCTGTACGGCACCAGCGCCGAGGACTTCAAGCTCTCCAGCTACAACAGCGGCACCGGAGCACTGGCCTACACCGCCCAGACCATGGACCAGGCCTATGTCATGGATGACCGCGGCGTGCTGGGCCTGGGCACGTCGCTGAACTTCGGCAACTTCGTGACGGCAACGCTCACGATGAACATCCGCCCGTTCATCCAGGCCAGGCGGAACCTCGCCAGCGCCAGCGCCGTCAACCGCGAGAAGGGCCAGTACCGGGTCTTCTTCAGCGACCGCAATGCGCTGTACATCACGATCATCAACGGCAAGCTGCTTGGCTCGATGCCAGTCCAGTTCAACTGCGCCGTGACTTGCTGCGTTGAGGGCGAGACCCCCGACGGCGCAGAGACCTCATTTTTTGGCGCCGACGACGGCTTTGTCTGCCGGCTCGATTCCGGCACCAGCTTCGACGGCGCCCCTATTCCAGCGAACTTGAACCTCGTGTTCAACGCCAGCGGCAGCCCGCGGATCCTCAAGCGCTACCGCAAGGCCAGCATCGAGATGACTGGCGACTCCTACGCCGAAGTCTCGTTTGGCTACGACATGGCCTATGGGTCCAACCGGGTCGGCCAGGCGGTGGACGCGGTCTACGACAACGACCTGCGTTCGAGCTACTGGGACGAGATGAACTGGGACAACTTTGTTTTTGACGGGGTTGGAGTTTCTCCGACCGAGGTGGACCTGCAGGGCACGGCCGAAAACCTCTCCATCCGCTTGTCCTCGGTGTCCGCGCTGCTTCAGCCGTTCACCGTCAACAGCCTCCTGATCCATTACTCCATGCGCCGAGGACTCCGATGAGCAATAGCTTCTACAACCACAGCACCTACCCAACGCCCAACGCACCAGGCTCTTCGGCCAACATGCGGGCCGAGCTTGACCTGATCGCCGCCGGCTTCAACAAGCTGCCAACGCTGGCAGGCAACGGTTACGCGGTGGTGATGGTCAATGCAGCCGGCACCGCGCTGGTTGCCTCGCCTGCACTGCAGCAGCTCGCCATCACAGGCAGCACCATCGACAGCACCCCGATCGGCACGACCACGCGCGCGGCCGGTAACTTCACCACGCTGCAGGCCAATGGCGCCGTCAACCTGGGCTCGGCTGTCACCATTGCAGGCGGCACGATCAACGCCACTGCGATTGGCAACATCACGCCAGCGGCTGGCGCGTTCACTACTGTCAATGCCACCAGCATGACGGTCGCGACTTTGCTGGCCTCCAGCCTTGTAGGACCACTGACGGGTAACGTCACGGGTAACGTCACCGGCAACCTGACGGGTAACGTCACCTCGGCCGGAGCATCGGCGTTCAACAATGTCACGATCACCGGCACGCTGGACATGGACGCCGGCTCTGTTGGCACGATCACCGGCCTGGTTGCACCCGTGGCCAGCAGCGATGCAGCCAACAAGGGCTATGTTGACGCACAGGATGCACTGAAGCTCAACCTGGCCGGCGGCACCATGAGCGGCGCGATCGCCATGGGCACGAGCCGCATCACCGGGCTGGGCGATCCTTCCGCAGCGCAGGATGCAGCAACCAAGGCGTACACCGACGCCGGCCTGGCGCTCAAGCTGAACCTCGCAGGCGGCACCCTCAGTGGCAACCTGGCCATGGAAGGCAGCAAGGTCACTGGACTGGCTACCCCAACAGCCGACGCAGACGCAGCCACCAAGGCCTA